TAGAATGTGCTTGGGGTACATTCTTTTATTGCGATTAAGGGTATCAGCTTGCATGAAGGTACCCTCAATAAAATACGACTTTGCACCGTCAGCAGCCGCTTCGGTCACAAACTCTACCTGTTCAACTGTTTCGGTTATTAGTTTCATTAGTCTTGTTCTTCCTCTGAATCTTCTTCATCTTCTTCTGAGTCCTCATCACTTTCCTCATCTTCTTCGTCTTCGGACCCACTTTCTTCTTTTTCTTCAGACTCGTCCTCGCCCTCGGCTTCATCTTCGTCTCCTTCTTCAGCCTCTTTTGCAGCCTTTTTCATTGGCTCATCAGTATCGCCATCTTTATCTAAATCTAAGAAATCAGGTTTGGCGTTAGCGGCTTCAAAAATGCTAGGAGCAAATTCTTCAAACTTGGCTTCTAAAGCGGAAGCTAGTTTTGAATTTAGTTCGTTGCTAATTACTTCTTTGGCTTGGGCCAGATTTTCATTTACAACCAGGTTTATGAATGAGTGTACATTATTATTTTCCATAAAAATTCCTTAATTTTTAATCTGTGATTTTGCCAGTTTTAAAATTCTATTAAAAGATTCTTGTGATTCTGACAACAGTTTTACTAGTCTTTCTTTGTTATCATTATTTAGACTTTCATATAGTTTGGTTATCAGCCCCTTTTCTTCCGTATTAAGTATACCTAGACCACCATCACGTAGCTGATACGTACTTTCTGGAATGAATTTTTTGGTGGTTTCTTTTGCTTCTGGCTGTGTTTTTTCTGTTATTTGTTGTGTTTTTACCGGTTCTATACTTTCTAATATTTTAGAAGATTCTATGCGGTACAGCTCTTCCATCAAAACAGAAGCACGTTCTTGTAGTTCTTCTTGAAGAATTGATTTAAATTTATCTGCATGACCTCGTAAGATCATGTTTACTAAACGGACGGGAATGCTCATTGTTGTTCTTCCTGTGGCTGTTCTTGTTCTTCTTCTCCGGGTTGTTCGCCCGCCAACATCTGTTGATACGCTTGCATTTCTTGAGCTTCTATTTGTTTTTGCATTTCTCTACTAATTTGAGCGTCAATCTCAAGAATTTCTTCTTCGGATTGCTTCAGATAATTTTTACGAATATATTCGTTAGAGAAGAATCTACCAATATAAGGAGTTACTGCAGCAATAATATCCAAACGTTCTCTTAAAATGTCGTTATTTTTTAGTTCTGTAAAGTAAGAATCGTTATTAAATCGGAAAGTAATGTCTTGGGCTACACGATTCCAGTCCTCTTCAGACATGATACCTTTAAGGATTACTTGGGTCTTCAGGATATCTAAGAAGATCAGACAAAAACGATGGCGCAGACGATCAATAAATTTATTAAATCGAACTTCGTCGCGGGTAATTTCTGCAGAACGACCCATATTAAATCCACTATCGCCCATCATACGTGACAGAGGAACACCTAATGCACGGAACAATTTTTGTTGCAGGTACATTACGTCTTCCATTTGACCTAAGTTTTGGCCACCGTCTAGGGTACTAATTTCTGTACCACGACCACCTTCACGACGAGGCATCCAAAAATCTTCAAGCATGCTCATGTGATTGCGCTCATCACGAATCTGGCCGGTTGAAGGATCGTATTGAATCTTGTTACGGTAACGATTCATAATTTCTCGTAGGTACTGTTCTGCTTTTTGCTTGGGAAGATTGCCTACGTCCACATAAAATATACGACGTTCTGGGGCACGAGAAATTCGATAGATAGCAACCGCGTCTTCAATTTGTCGTAATAGGTTTAGAGGACGTACTACTTTTTGTAGGTAACCAACCACGCGTTTGGTAGCAGAGTCTACGATACCGGAATGAACATAAGCCACAGTATCTGGGGCAATTTTCCATCCAGTACCGGAAGTTGGGAACATAGATTCTTTATCTGTATCTGTGTATACGTAATATTCTTGTATACTTTTTACCGGAGAGAATGGACCCATTCCGCCGTAATAACTTTTATCTTTGTCTATTTTTCGTATCTTTTTAATCTTTACAGGATCAATAGGGATTAGTTCCGTGATTCCTTTACGAAGATCGTTTTTATCTACTTTTTTATAGTAAAATAGCTTGGAATCAATATACCATCGTCTAAAAATATCACCAGCTTTATTTGAAAAATCTAGGAGTTTTAGCACATGATTAAATTCAGAGTATATTTTTGTTTTAATTGTCTCTGAAAGATTTACATGGTCTAGATTTAATTTGATTGGTTTTCGGTCTTGATCTAAAACAACAGCTTCGTTTACAATATCTTCAATTGCCGCATCCACTTCAGGATACAGTGCCATCGAACGATAATGTTGAATCATTTGATTTTCGTCACGGATTGCTCCGGAGAAATCAACGTATGTACCAAAAACGCCACCAGTTTCAAGAACATACGAGCCGTCGTAAGAATCAGGAGTTATTATATCCTTATTTTCTACGGCTTGTTGTTGTTTTTTCTTACCTATTGAAAACCCAAAAAGTTCTAATTCCATATATTTTCACCTATTTTAAATTAAATTTGCCGGTACATAATCAAAATGGCTGTAAACTAAAGTTACTGCAAAAGTGGCTAGCGTGTTGTCTTGGCTCATATCTAACTCGACAGGCCCAACATATACGGGCCAACAGTTCTTTAAAATAAACTCTCGTATAACTTTTGAACCATTAGTATCTAGTTGTTGAACTCTCCAGTCGGTTGCAAAATGATACGATGGATCAGTTACTGCGGCAGCTAAAGCAGTATTGTCTACGTGATCGTTCATTTCGTTCTGCCAGTCGTGGAACGCCGCATATAACGATTTGCTGTTTCCTGTTGCTGGCCTGTCGTCTAAAACCGTAATCGTCCACGGTTGGTACATACGATCACCAGGGAAAGAAACGGTTCTTCCTCTGTAATTAATGTTAATAGCTCCAACTTGGGAAGATGGTAGAGAAGCAGCTCTTATGTGAAAATTAGTAATATCATTTCTTCCTGCTTCTTTTAATTCACCAACAACCTTAAAACGGTTAATTCTAGAACCGCCATTGAATCCTTCTATGAATTCGCTTATTGATTGATTGTTAGCCATTTATTATCCTTAACCACTAAATGCTTCGGAAGTGTTAGTATTAATTATAGTAATCACAAGAGTTTCTGCTGTTGGTGTTGGTTGAATGTAAACATCCAAAACCAGTTTATTTTGTGCTAAAATTTCAGAAGTATTGTTTGTTTCGTCGCAAACAATTCTGTAATTAGATATTCCGTTTCCGGCCTGTATCGATGTCATTATTGGAGTTACAGTCGATACAACTTTTTGTCGTGTAATAGCATCATTAACTTCAAACAAGTATTTTTGTGTTGCAGTTAATAGTTCTTTCTTCAGATAAGAAATCAAAGAAGCTGTATTGATCTTGGATAAAGATCCGGTTCCACTATACGACGTTTTGTTGCCCATGAGGAAGGTGCCTTCACCGGGGAAAACAACAACAGGATTTACATTACCAGCGTACAGATAGCTTTGATCTGTTTCTGTGAAGTTTTGTTGCATAGCAACAACACCTAGTATTCGGCCTCTAGTCTTTCCAGCTGGCGAATACCACGGACTGGCATCTCTATAACTTCTGGCAAAACAACCGGCAACGTCTGGGCTTAAATCTGCTTCAAGAATATTTACTGCAGAACCAACACCAGCTACGAATTTTTTACGACCGGCTACGTATACCACATATTCGCTAGTATCACTAACACTAAAATCTACTAGTTGATTGTTGTACGTGGAAGACAGAGGCAATCCTGCAATCTTTTGTACATTACCGACTATGGCGATACAATCTTGTCGTGTAGTGGCCACGCTAACCGCAGCAGCCGAAGAGAATGTATTACCTGCTTCAAAAATTACATCAATATCTGCTAAAGTTTTATTGTGTAACGGGGTGTTTGTTACACCCAGAACACCATTTGCGGAATAGTAATCGCCTGTTGAACCGGTAGCACCAACCAAGCATATACCGCCATATTGTAAATAGTTGTGTACGGCCCACCATTCGCCAGCCCAAGCACCGGTTGGGCCTGATTTGCCAACAGCACTCTTGGTAAGTCTTGCAAACCAATCATTAATACTAGAAACGCCCATAAGGCCAATTTCTACTTCAGAAACACCATTAGAACCAGTTTTTCCAAATAAATGAACCAGCCCTTTAAACGAAACTACACCGGCAACCAAAGGAGAAGCAGGTTCGCTTACCGTGGAAGATGTGAATTTTAGGTCTGAAGTGGTTACTGCCATCTTTTCTCCTGAATAATTTACTTTACGTAATATTTATACTTTTGGCAGGTTACACTTTGGTCCAGTTATCTGGCTCTTCTCCGGGTTTGTTTTCTATAAAAGGCTCATCGTCCACACTAGAAATAAATCCAAAACTAAACCAATCATCTTCTTCAATTTTTTTAATTTCACCTTCAAATAGCTCTTTTCTGATGTCAATATTTGTAATTTCTTTAAAATACGGTTGTTTGGTAACCCAAGCAAAAAGGACTAAACACATCACAAGATCGTCCGTATGGCCATCGTCCGCAGCAAAAGAATTCCATTTTGCAACAAACGACAACAATTCTTTGATTACATCCTCGTCGTGTATTATTAATTTATCTTGCTCTATAAGACTTTTTAATATAGAACAACCCAGTTTTTTTACCACGGCAGTCGTTCTGACGCCCAATAAAGTTTCTCCACGACCAAAGCCGCCGTTTAATACCATACCGGCACGGCCTTTATTCATGCTAGTTAACAGATTATCGTATTCTAAATCGTAGTGTAAAATATCAGCTACCTGACCTCCAATATCGTTAACTTCTACAAGCATGTACGCGTTGTTGTATTTTCTACCTAGTGCCGATAAAATTGTGGGATACAACATAGGTGATATAATATTATTTCTATATTTTGCCACAATTTTATACGGTGCCTCGGTTATATCAAACACCAAAGCAGCACTATAATCTTTTCCTTGTCCTCTAGACGTATCTACTGTTATTGCATACACCTTTGAAGACGACGGCTCTTCATATACGGTAAGACCTTGTTCTGTTTTTGAAATGGGTGGTTTAGCCACTAGAGTGTGTAATTTTGAAGTAGAAATCAGTGTATTAGACGAACCAATAAAATCACAATCGTATTCGCTTTTAAACTTTTGTTCACCACCAGAACCACCACCTAATTGTTTGATGGTTCGTTCTTTCCATTTATGATCACGAAGCGGACCACCCGGATACAGTGGAACCTGACTCCAATGCACCTCTATTGGTACATATTCGTTTTTACCTTCAGCTCCGGTTGGTCGTGTAGCACCTTGCCATAATGTGTAAAACATATTAAGACCATTGGGAGTAGATACTACAACCACTTTTGTAGTTTGGCCGGAAGTAATAGTAGGATACACAGAGCTAAAGAACTCGTCTGCTACGTTAGACGGAACGTGGGCAAACTCGTCCAAGAAAATTACGTTATACGAACCACCACGAACCGCCGATGCGGATGTTGCAGAAGCCAGAATACGAGATCCATTTTCTAGCTGAATAGACGTTTTATTCCATTCCACAACGCCGTGCTGTAACCACTTTGGCAGATACTCGTACGCTTCTTTAAGGCGTTTCATAATCTCCATGGCGGTTTTTAGTTTGTTGGCCAAAATAGCAATATTTACGTTTTGATTAAACACCAGATAGTGAACCATCCATGCCACTGTAGTAGTAGTTTTTCCGGTCTGGCGTGGAAGTTTTGCTATCACATAACGATTGTTTTGTATAGTGTTAACTATATCTTCTTGATAATCGTAAAGATGGAACGGCTCTAAACCTTTATCTAGTGTAACAATTTTAATGTATTTTTTAATAAAGTAAACAGGATCCTGAGAGCACTTAATGTACTCTTCAACCTGTTCTTTAGTAAATTCTATCTTGGTGCCAACCTCTTTTAAATTGGGATTACCAAGATATCCACTTTTCTTTTTATACCCCATTGTCTAAAAACTTCTGGCTATCTAAAGCCTTTTTACGACTTCTATCTTGATTGATCAAATCTTGTAGTTCACTAGTAGAACCAACGTAAATAGAATTATTTGTTGTTTGATTGATCTTTACTTCTTCTTTCTTAGCTTTCTTAGTTTTGTCGTAAAGATCAATCAAGTCCTTGTTCATATCAGACACAGTTTTTAATAGCTGACCTAATACTTCATATGCCCGAGGAGAGTCTCCAGCTTTTGCTACTTTTAATATTTCTTCAACAG